ATTTGGTTGTTTGTGTTGAACCCCAAGTGCCTGAGCCGCCGACCCAATATCTATCAGCATTAGGCATGTTTATTCCTCAGATGAAGTAATGTCAGTCATTTCAACATCAATGACGTCAGACGGAATTGCGGTTACTGCGGCAATCCAATTATTTAAACGCTCTTGCTTTATTGTTTCAATTTCAGTATCCGTGAATGTGTGGTCATTTGGCAAAACAATAGCGTCTGCAAAAGTGCCGTGTTCCGTATTAAAAGAAAAGTCAATGTTTAACATATTAAGCCTGTGTAGTTACTGCAATTACATCCCAACGAGTGTTGTTGGCGTTATAAATACAACCCACATAACTTGTTTTACTAATCGTTGTTGCTGTTGGCAAAGTCACACCAATAACTGTGTATGTTGCGTTCCAAGTTAACGCTCTGCTTGTGCCGTTGTCTAACAATCTAAATATCAACTTATCCCCATCAAGAGGAGTTCCTATTGGAGCATTGATAGTAAGTCCTGCCGCCAACGCTGTGAAAGCATAGACATCACTAGCCGATATATCTGGCGTTAAAGACGAGGCTGATGCGGCTGAAGTAACTCTTGGGTCAATGCGTTTGTTAGTTAGTGTCTGTGTATCAGTTGTACCAACAATAGTTCCTGATGGCGCTGTAAGAGAAGTTGTCCATGCGCTACCAGTAGATACTGCTATGCCCGCACCCGGATAAACCATTGAACCACCAGAAGCAGACCAAGTAGCAGTCGTTCCATTAGATGTTAGGACATAACCATTTGTGCCAATAGCCAAGCGTGTCGCGCTATTTGTGCCATTTCCAATAATTAGGTCACCAGTACTAGTTACTGGAGATAAAGCATTAAATGCGGCACTTGCCGTAGTCTGTCCAGTACCACCATTAGCCACCGCCAATGTGCCAGCAAGGGTAACTGCGCCCGTAGTTGCCGTGTTTGGAGTTAAACCAGTTGTTCCGCCAGAAACACTAAGAACACCTGTGTTGGCAATAGTGACTGCGGCAGAACCATTGAAACTTGTTCCAGATAGACCTGTGCCTATTGTTAATGGATAAGTTGTTGTTCCAGATGTTCCAACAACATATTTTATTTGTCCTTGGCTGTCATAAGTTCCTTCAGTTGTCCAAGTGTCACTGGGGTTTAAAGTTACTTTAGCAATAACACTTGTAGCACCAATGCTATTTACATAATTGATTGTTACTACTATTGGTGCAGTATCAGTGTTTTCAATGTAAATAGATTTAATAATTCTGCGTGTGGATGCCGCAGGTGCGGGGGCTATGGTTACAGTTGATGTGCCGTTTAGCGACCCATTATTAGCCCCTTCAACAAAAGTTGTGCCATTGTTATCAGCGTAAGCCACCACATAATTGGGTTGATTGGTTGCTGGGACGGCAGACATTACTGCCGTCATTGTTTTGTTTATTGTGTCAAGAACTAACATAATTTTCCTTGTTAACTGACAAACCAGCTATACGCATACGCCGAGTTTAAATTAACGCCAATTGCTTGCCAACTTGGCGAAACACCTGATCCGTTAGAGGTTAGCACATAGCCAGATGTTCCGGGGTTGTTGCTAGATACTACTGTCTGCTCTGCTGGCTGAGTGACAAAGACTGTTACAGTACTAGCAAAAGTAGTGGCGGAGCCGGAGTTGCTAGACGAGAGAATAGTCGTGCGAGTTAGTGTTCCACCAGTTGAATACGTACCTACACCTACCTCCCAATTACCAGAGGCGTCGGTGGCCGCGTAAAACGTCGTATTGCCATTACCAACAGCAGCAAACGATTGAAAGCCGGTTACAGAACCAGAAAGAGTAAAGCTAACGGTTGTGTTAGCCGTGCCCGTCTGTTGTACGCGGTCTGCTAGGATTAGAGCCATTTAAGACTCCTTATGACGTAGCGGTGGTCGAATAAGTAACAGTTACCGTGTCACCAGAAGTAACAACCTTAGCCGTTGCAAAGTTACCCTCTGAATACAAAGTACCCGCAGTGCTAGAAAGCGTGCTAACTGCGCCAGCGCCTGTCACCAAGAAACAACCGTACACAGTAGCAGAACCTGTCATCGTGAAAGTAATTGCTGTGGCCGTAGACGTTGTTACGTTTGATGGAGTCGTACCAGATGAGCTAGACGCTGCAAACACCGCAGTACCACGAACAGCCGAACCGCCCACAGTGTAGGTAGTCAACTCAGTCCATGTTTTAGAAGACATGGTGTCTGCCGCTGCAAACGAAGTGCTGTTGTTAATCAAGCCCAAGAACGGCCCGACAGTGGTGTATGTGCCCGATGTGCGCAAGAGGGTGTCCAAGAGCAACTGCTTGCCGACCGCAACAACTAAGTTAGGGAACTCTTCGTTCCACTTAAGGTTACCTTCAGCATCACGGCACTCTACATGGTAGTAGCCTTCAATGCCCATGCCTTCTGGAATGGCTGCGTTAGTTTGCAGTGTAGCTACGGCGTTATCGCCAAAACCTGATAGTTCTTTGTGCATATGTGCTCCTATAGGATACGAATGATAGACGTTTCTGGGTTGTTTGGTGGAAACTGAATCTTGAAATCTTGAGTCAAAGTAGTCTGATCTATTCCAAAATTAAGAACCCCAACGGATTTATTGCTTTTAGTGAAATTATAGATAAGCGCACCCCTAACTGCAAAAGTAGTTGCATACCAGATTGGATCAGCAAAAGACGCATATCCCGTGTTGTTGCCAACACCTACAGTAGGTACTAAAAGCACTTGACCACCTGCCGTATATCCCGCACTAGTCACTTCACCTGTCGTTGTGTAAACAGTTGTGTCACTATCTAATGTGGCGCTTGAGTTATACAAGGCAATCTTAAATACGTCATTTAAAAAGTCATGAACACCCAATAGCACTTGCTGTTTGAATGATGCGGTTAGTCCTGCTGTAAACATCTAATTACCTCACAGGAATTTTAGTTTGGCCGTCACGATAAGAATCGCCACGTTGCTTGCCTTGGCCCAAGTTCTGGAGCAATGCAAGGGATTCTTTGTACTTGGTATCGTACAGAGCCATCATGTCTGCCTCGCCCTTCATAAACGTATATGCCTCAACCAATGAGCCATACAGTAAGGAAGAAGAGAAATTGTCCCCCAGCCACGTTGTGCCAGCGGTAACAATAGATGTAGGATAGTAATAGTAATGAAGCTCTGCGCTGTAGTCCTTGTCAGGGGTAGGACCAATAATAAACGTCAACTCGTTTACATTGTTGTAAACGGGACCAAAAATAGCATAGTACTTTGGCTTGGCTTTTGATGTTGCAGAAGGATATACCTCACGAATAAAGTTCACGTCTTTACTCAACAGATATAAGTAATCGCCTTGGAACGTGAGCACGCCAGAAACCGTTCCGCTGTTTGCAATGGACAATGTTATGGTTGTTCCTACTATGAGGGAAACAATCGCACCAGAACCAATTCCAGTGCCAGACACTGTTTGTCCTATCTCAAGATTAGATGCACTGCTGACAGTAATGGTGAAAGCACCAGAAGTGCCGGTTGCAGTGGGAGTTGCATAGCTAAAGATTGCTAATGAGTACGTAGACAAATAATCATCCGGAGCAGACAAATATTTATTGCCCGTAGTCAAGCTACCAGTGACGTTCTTGCGTAAATTGGCTAACTGAACTGAGTTATAAATTCTTTGTTCTGCTTGATCCACAAAAGTGGCAAGCTCCGTCTCTGTAAAGACGTTTTGGGTGTAATCCGCAATTGCAGTGGTGAGTTCAGCGTAGTTCATGTTATTAGCGTGGTCACTTGTGCCAACAGCCCCGTGGCTGTCAGTTGTCTAGATGGAGGCATAGGCATCATACCTATACTTGCAAAGGAAGTGTCAGAAGTTTCACCCACAAACACCGTTACAGCCATCCTAGCCTCTGGTCTGGGTTGATACAGCGCCTGTGGCTCGGTTATGTTGCGTTTTGGCTCCAACTGGGGATGCTTAGGCTCATAACACTCTGGACAAACCTTAAAACCCCTCCAATCCTTGATAAGCGTTAAAAGTTTGTAGCGCTGACCACACTGGTCACAAAGCGCTATCGCAAACTTGCCGGATGCGTATCCTGCGCCCATTCTTACCTCGACGAGTAAGTTGGCACCAAGAAGACGCTGGCTGTATCCCTATCTTCAGTGGCTGCACGGGCAAATTCTTCCTCGTACAACTGCTTTAAAAGCAAAACACGGTCTGGAGCCTTCTTCACAGATAAATGGAACGCCAATCCTGCCGTCAAGGCAGGTAAAAAGCGAAACACAACGTCCGCTGTATTGGTGTATGCGCCTGCATTTTCAATGCGACGAATGGCATAGTAGACAAAAGTCCAAGTCTGTGTCGAGTCAGGAGCAGGGTACAGATATACCGTTGTCGGCACCGAACGCTGTACATAGTACTGGGCAGGACGTGATTGGGTATTCTTGTTAGGGATATGCAGCCATTCTGCACGGCTGATACGATCAATTGTGATGTCTTGCTGGGTAGCAAGACCTGAATTTGTACGAATTACTGCAGACAAGGCATTTATGGTGTCGCTTGGGAGGTTGTATTCATACGTACCCGCCGTCAATACCTGCTGTCTCTGCACAATCGTCCACAGATTTAAACCACGGTTTCCCCATTCCGCAAACATCAAATTCAACGACCTCATCGCTGTTTTCATGTCGTAGCCATCACGAACTTCAATGCCGCAGCGTTCATACGCTTCGGCGATCATGTCGTCGAACTGCAGATCGAAATCGGATGCGCCCGAAGTGCTCATGGTTTAATAGATGCGGGCAACACGTGAACGGGCAGCACCTACGCCGCGCACCTGTACGGTGTCGCCTTGTACCGACTTCTTGACCGGTTGGCTCAGTGTACGGCCCTGAGAAGTGCTTCCCATACCGCTCACCATGCCGCCAGTAGCAAAACCTTTTTTGGCAATCCCCTCGCCTTTTTTGGCTAAACCGCCTTTTGCGTAACCGTTTTTCATAGCGTCACCATCTTTCCTAAATTTTTTGCCTTTACTGGCCTTACTAAAATCCATTCCCACAGACTGTGGAATGCCTACCTTTTTAGCAAATCCGGGATTGTGCGCTACCGCATCCATCAACCGTTTTTGCTTTGCCGACTTAGCTGGCATTACCGCCCCGCTTGAATAAGTTGGTCAATCTTTGCTTCAAGGCGATTAAAGCGCTGGTCCATGTGGTCAGTAATACGCTGACTTTCTGCTTGAGTGACGTAATCACGTGCTATCTCCTCGCGTGTAGTGTTTAAAAGGCGTTCAACGCGGCGGATTTCTTCGGCTACGTCTTTTACTTGATTAAGTTTTTCCCGCATCAGAAAGCCAAAGGCTCCCAACACTATGGATAAAATTGCTGACCAAATCATGTTAGCGTCCATTAGCATTTCCATGCCCGCAGGCTTTTGTTAATCCTAGAGTTCGGGTCTTTCGCTGTTTTTGCGGATGTCAGCTTTTTCTTCATACCGGTCATCCGAGCACAAAATGAGTCTTTTCTTGATCCGCCTTCTGGTTGCGGCGGTTTCAAGTTCATCCCTTCTTTTTTCGCAGAGGCTCGCCCCTTGGCGTTTAATCCGCCCTTGGGGTTCTTGCCTTCCTTGCGTTGCCATGCAGGACTCTTCA